CACTTGTAAGTCTGTGGCCATGTCAGGTTCATTGTAATTGCAGTAACGACAACACCGTGAACGGCTAAGTTACCAACTTCGCTAAACATTCCGTAGGAGATATCTGTAGTCAATGTAGTCATTTTATTTCCTTAAATCAAATCAATCTGAACTTGCATACCACGGGTTGTATAACCCAAACCAGTTGGAACCAACTCGTTATCTTTTTTAGCCATGTAACGCATATAAGACAATTTCAACAATGCATCACAAGCGGCGGCGCTATGGCTAGCAGTAGCAAAAGTACCGCACACACCACCTACAGTAGTGTAGACACCGAATCCATCAAACATCACACGGATTTTTTGTGAATTCTTAAAGCCGTCAATAAAAGTCTTAGTACGCATTTCAAATTTCCTTATATCTCAATCACTACAGAATCTATTCTACTCTCTTCGGCAGAAAAGTCAACAACTATTTTTCAAGTTGTTGCTTTTTTGCAACAATCACAGATAGTGAGGACCCATCCACTGGATTGAATATCCACCGTCCAGAATGTTACCACGGGCGGCGTTACGTGCAGGAGCCGCCCAACCAGCCGCTTTCAGAATGTCACCTTTACGGAATTTCTTGTCCGTATCAGTTTTCACAATGAAACCCCAAACCGAGGAACCAGTAACAATCTTGATGTACTTGCTACCTTCATCAATCCGAATTCCGTTGATAAACTCGTCAAGCATCCGTGCTTGGACTTCGGTGCGAGGTTTACCACCAACGGTTTGCCAACCTTCGTAATCGGCAACAATGTCATTCTTCAAGGTTTCTAGTGCTTCGTACATCATTTTCATTTCCTTTATCAATTAACCGAGGGTTTTAACAGAGCCACTAACAGCGGCACCGAACAGAACCATCGCAACAAACAAACCCATCAAAATCGTCAAAACTGTAAGCATTTAAATCTCCTATTAATCTCACTCGCTACAGAATCTATTATACAGGTACTGGTAGGCAAGTCAACGGTTATTTTGGCTTTGTGTGAAAATACAACACTTGTGGGGAAAAAACAACAGCCCTAGAACCGGTTTTGAGCGGTTTCTAGGGCTGTGGAGGGGTGTCAGTACACTAGACTGTCAAAACCGTCCTAAACGGCGGTTTTAGGCGTCTTCTTCGGCTTCATCCTCGTCCTGTGGGAGGGTTTCGCCACGTTCTAGTCGGTGGGTGTCACATAATGTTGAAATCCATCCGTAGTTATTTGAACGACCAGGACTGCCACACTCTTCACATGTACGATGTGACATTGATTCAGCCATACTAATCATTCCACCAATCACATCGGTATAACCATTTGTGTAGAATCGCAATCCGCCAAACTTTTCTTTCACTTGGCTTGCTGTGATGTATGGCATGATTGGAGGGACTTCTTTGTACTCTGCTTTTTCGATTGCTTTGTCCGCATACTCAATGCCAAACTTAGTTGGTTCTGCATAATCGCCAAAACTAAAATGCATTTGAAGTGGACGCACATCTCCAGTCAATGCACGTTTCAACGCACGATTAAATCGCAATGCTCTCGCACGTTCTTTACGTTTTTGATCTACATGGTGTTGAATGTTTGAACACAATACATCAATGATGTTGTACCAACCATCACCACAATCGAAACCCCAACACATAGCAGTATGTGTCATTGGTGCATGACGATATTTGAAAATCTTTGGGTACTTTGCACATAGTGCTTCATCTAATTCTTTTTTCATAATTTATCCAAAATGTTGTAGTAGGGTAGGAGAACTCATTATACGATTTGAATATGAATTTCTTTGACGATCCGATTCATATATCTGATCGAAATTTAACAGAGGCAAATTATCAAAACGGTTTGTATATTCTAAAGTATATAATTCTTCAACACTACGCACATGTGATTTTAGTGAAACAGTTTTACACTCTTTAGGTGGAATAGTAATGCTAACCCATCTTTGACATTGAGGATACAATGGTGGAGAAAAATGTTCAAAATACATTTTAGATTTTTTTATTTCTAATTTCTTTTCCTTTGATAGTTTATCCATATCGAGAGGCTCTTCAAGTAACGTGGACAAATATGCATTGTGTTCCAAGAGTCTTTTTTGTAAATGTTTTTTTCTCACTCCATTCCAAGTTTTTCTATTTTTTATGTCGTGATATGATCCACACGCCATACCAATATAGAATGTGTCTTCTAATTCAAAAGGCATAACATCTTTGTCTGGTTTATCTTCACCAAAGTAATAACCATATATTCCCTCGCTTATACAGTCCATACGATCATATGCGTTAGACCATGAAAACCAGCCTAAATGTTCTCCAGTATCAATACTCAAAATCATAATATATTACTCAGTTATTTCAATTCATCAAATTCTTCAAATTCGTCCCAATCATCTTCTTTAAGATTTTGTGGGTCGATAAACTTTGTTTGGTGCTTGAACTTATCTTTTTGTTTCTTAGACTCGTTCAACTTCGGTTTCCTTGCTCTGCCTTCGTCTTCATAGAAGTCACGGAAACTGGAATATTTCTTTGTCTTTGCCATTTTGTTACTCTGACTCTCCCTGCAAGATTTCAGGCAATGCTTCCTCGATTAATTTTCGATTGATGCCTTTGTACGTAAGTTTTTTGTCTTTAATCATTAAAACCAGTTTAGCCTCTTCAGGTGAAACTGTTTCAAGAACCTCAATAAAAATTGATTCACGCTTGATAGGATTCAATGTACTTCCTTTTAAGAAATACTGAAACTTTCTCAATTCTTTTGGAAGACGATTGTGTCCCCAATTGCTTGGAGTTTCCATAGGCTTATATGGAGGTGCGCCAGCAGGCAAATCGAATACGACATTCTTATGGAATGTATAGTGCAACACCGTTTTCAATTCTGGTGTCAATTGTGCAATCTGCTTTAGTGAACTTGCTCGTTTAGCCGCAGGTAATTCTGCAACATGCTGTAGCAATTCGGGCAAAGTCATTTTACTAATATCAATAGCCATTTTAAAATTCCTGTATATGTTCCATCAACTGCTTCATGCGGTTTTGGATAAAATAGTTAAGTAGTTTTTCCCTACCACGTTTAGGGGTATTATCATAAGTTTCAAGAATCTTCTCTTGATACTCAGTCGGAATCTTAGACAGGTCAATCAGCAATTCGTTTCGCTTGTAATTTCTCAGCATCACTTCATCACAAAAAGACTCAGGTTCTTCTTCTAACCACTTATTTAGTTTTTTCTCAGTTACAGGTTTCTGTCGTGCTTCAACGACAAATGTATCATCGGAAGACAAAAAGTTAGGGATCCCATCGCTCCTATCGCCTTTGATAATGTGTTCTTTCAGAAAGGCTTCTGGCGTATTGGTACGCAAGAACTTCTTACCCATTGGGCTGTACTGTTCTACATTAGCAAACTTCTGCAATTGCATAAAGTCTTTATCGCTAGACAGAATCAGAATCTTTTCGGTAGTACTGTTCTTAAGTGGAACACCGAACTTGTGTGTCAACGTAGCAATAACGTCATCGGCTTCTGTCTTGTCAACTTGAATCACTTTGTACGGAAAGTATTCTTTGATTTCATCACGCACTTTGTTTAGCGTTTCAAAAATCATATTCCAATCGAACGGAGATGCCTCTCTGTCTTTCTTACGACCTGCTTTGTAGTAGGGGAAGTAATCACGCCTCCAATACTTTTTGTCATCGCAACAGATAACAATCTCACCGTACTCATCTTTGAATTTGACATTGTACATACGAATGCTGTTCAGCACCATATGTCGTACCATGTTTTCATCAATTACGTTTGATGCATTCGAATTTATCTGCATCATCAAGTTTGAAATCATTACCTGATTCAAGTCAATCAAAATCATTTTAAGTTATCCAGTTATTACTCTAACAATAATTGTATCAGAGTTAATTCGTCCTGTCAACTCGGAAGGTTTGGTAGTCAATCCGTCTAACAGTTTTTTCAACACAATCTTACCACCATCAAGTACTTGCTTAACAGTCACTTCTGGCTTACGCAAACGTTTGCCAATGGACGTATCGACATTGAAGTTTTGAATTGTTGTGCCTTTGATCGTCAGACCTTTAGCATTATCGCAATTGTACATGCCAAGCAATTTTGTTTTGGTATTGTACAACCAGACTTGGTTCGCACCAATAATCTTTTCTGGCAGAACACTCTTCAAATTCAACTCAGCGAAATCTTTCATGTATTGCACCTTAGCGGCAATCACACTTGCAGGTTTCTCTTTTACTTTACGTGCTTTACGTGTGGGTTTCTTTTCTGCGCCACGATTTGTTTCTGCAACAATCGCATCATAGAACTCTTTAACTTTACGCAATTGTACTTTAGTGAAATTGGAGTATGCCTCTTTCGTATCTGCATCCGTTGCATTCATCACTTCTTCAAATTCTTTAGAACGCTTGATGAACACTTCACACATGCGCTTTTGCACAACGGCAGATAATTCTTTA